TGTATTGTACTTGGTTGGCCTTTAATTGGGCTTTGTTTTCTTTTTCAATATCTGCTTTACTTTGAGGAAGCTGTGTACCGACAGGAGTTGCAAGACCGCTTTTCTTAGCGTTCTTTTTGACAAAGCGGTTTACTTTAGACCTACGGCCTGTGACTGCATCTATTGCACGTCCACCAGCAACTAAAGGTATCTGTGTTGCTAAAGATGTACCACCTGTTCCAGCTATTGCACCAAAGTTTAACATACCAGCAACATCTCGCGCTGGGTTGTAACCTTTGCCGACATTATTAATAGGGTTGAATACATCAGTAAACTTAGAGAAGCCACCTTTGAGACCAGATGCGTAAAGTTCTGTAAGTACATTTGACTTATAGAGCCCATTGACCATCTTTTGACCAACTTCTGTTGATCCAGCGATGTCTTTCACAAACTGTATGTCAGATGGTGTTACACTGCCACCAACTTTTAGGTTTGATGTGCTTACTATACGTTTAAACTTTTCAATACTTTCTGGGTCTAGGTCTTTTACAATTTGTTTGTTTATCTGTTTAGACGCCGCATTGACTTCTTTCTGTATTTCTTTCCTAACACTTATAAGTGTCTGGTTAGCACCTTTCTGTGAAGAGGGGTCGATGTCTTTAAGGTTATATCCGCTGTCTTCTGATATTTCTTTGATCATACGAGAGACATCACCAGCCGCTTGGTCAACTTCTGGTGCAAGTTCTTGCCTTGGCTTAAAGACAACCTCTCCAGTCTTACTAACTGTAGATATAGCTGTGTTAGCGGCTCCACTTAGTGTAGAACCAATAAGCCCAGCGTCACCCATGCGGTTTACTACTTCATCAGCGACATACTCACCACCTTTGATGGCAGTGTTGCCCATGATTGTGGCTTCTTGACCAGCTTCCTGTATGCCTTCTTTAAGTATCTTCACAGTGTAGCCACCACCTTTGACGGGCAGTAGCTCTATAAGGCCAGAAGTTACAGCTGCGCCCAAGTCTTGCATGGTTGCAGTTGTGTCTATGCCTTTTTCTTCATGCTCGTCGCGTGTTTCGCCTAGTGCACTTAAAGTACCATAGACTGTACCACCTACAGCAATAGTTGTACCGACAATCGGTGCAGAAGTAACTGCAAGACCAGCACCGATAGATGCCGCTGTACCAGCTAGTACCTGTGGGGCGGCTTCAGCTGATCCGTAGAGTAAAGATTTACCAGCATTTGCAAAGTCGCCTTCGCGTAGGTTCTTAAAAATACCATCAGCACCGTCAGGACGCTGGTAGTTCGCTTCTGCAATCTCTTGTTCATTGCGTTTAGCCATTTCCTTACCATAGTTCTCAATACCTTCTGATCCTGTCAGTTCACCAACACCTTGGATACCCTGACCTATAAGTTTTCCTGCATTATCGTAGCCAAATTTAGCCGCGCCACTAACTGAGGTGTCAACTTCAGCTGTTGTAGTTTCCTCGCCACCAAGGTGCTTCTTCAAAGCCGCTAATGCACCTTCTTGGGTGTCACCTGTGATGTCAAAAGTACGTCCATCTGGCGTAGTTATCTCAAAAGTTGGCATATCTGTACCTATTTTTTTGTTTGTTGGATTGTAAAACCATCAACCTCAACTGGTTTATAGTTTGATACGGGTGCTCTATACCTAAAAGACTGCTCAGACTCGTTAATGACTACATTGCCATTTAGCCTGTTTTGCACATTTCGTAACGCAACCATTCTTTCGTTAATCCAGTCCACCCAAATCTTCTCATCTTGGAAGTTCTTCGGTGCTGGCTGTAAGAATAAATCCATCTCTTTGTTAGAAATAGCACCCTTTGTCTCTGCAACTCTAAGCAAGGCATCATCAACTTTAAGTCTGCTTAACAACAGTCGTCTAGCCGCATCTGGGCTACCAGTATAGTTGTCAATAAATGATTTAAAGATACCACCAACACCTGTTAGGTTTCCACCTTCAGCTTTACTTTGTGCTATTGCATCTAAACCAGACTGGAAAGAGTTCAGCTGTGAACTTACGTTATTAAAAGTTTCTTTATCTTTGTCAGATGATTTACCACTACCTTTAGCTTTCAACGCCGCTATCCGTTCTTCAGCAAGTCTTGTGGCTTCTTCTTTGTTAAATGCGGCTGTTTCTGACACTCTGTTTGCATCTTGAATGTTACCATACTCAGCTGTCGCGGCTTTCATTGCGCCTGTGTAACCTTGTGATGAACCACCGACCATAGCACCACCGATACGGATTAATGCCTCGTTTCTGTCAATCTTAGCGAATGGCATCATAGAGCCACGGGCGTTTGAAGACACAGCACTACCTTTGCGGTCACTAGAAGATGTAGTATCTAAGACAGCTTTAGGTTTAGGATTAGGCTCATTATTGTTACCTAGTACGCCATCTGATTCCATCTCAGAGTCTGCCATAAGAGTGCCATCTGGCATTCTGTGGAATCCTTCTTTCGTAGAAGGTATTTCCATGTAAGGGTCTAAACGTGCGCCTGTTGGCATCTCTTGTTCTAAGGCCATGCCCTGAGTAGGAATCACAGCTGAGTCTGTTGCATTAAAAGCATTAACTGAAGCCATCATGTCTTCACCTAAATAATCTTCGGCTCCCTGTTTTCTATCAAGACCATCTTGTTCAAAGACATCTAGGGCATGTGGTGCTTGTCTGTAGGTATTGCTTGAATTTAAAACGCCATCAATAGCATTTGGTTCTATATCATTTTCTAAAATAGCTTTAGCTTCATTACTTGCGTCTGTGTACTCTTCTAAGTAGGGACTAGACCCTAGTTCGTATTGTTGAGCTAAGTTAAACTTATCGTTAGCAACCTTCATTTTCTGTTCGGCTTCTTGGTACGGGTCAACAACAGTGTTCTGTCTATACTGCTGGTTTGCGGCTTCAAGTGTTTCTTTTTCAGAATCAATGTTACTAGTCATCATGTTAGAAATGTCAGAACCATCTGAAACAACTTTATTGTTTTCTGGATCTAGCATAACTGTATAGGCCATAGTTGTGTTTGGATTAATAACTACAGGTACAAGTTTGGACTTCTTTTTAGATGGAGCTGTATCCAACGCTGGAGCCATAGGAGGCATATAGTTAGGGTAGCTCTGTGATAGAACTGGTCGTCTTACTGCGGCTGGCATTATATTCCTCCTTTATCTCGTATGTGGGTTGGGTGTACTGCCTCTAAAGAAAGACCCTGTACCTTGTTGCTGACCGCCCCGTGGCATGTACTTGTCCGCAAAGCCAAATCCTTGCATACCACCGCCTATTGCGGCGGCCATTGGGTCATTCATGTTAGCTTGATATGTGTTGTTTGTTTGTGGAGCCTTGCCCAGCATACCAGACTGATACTGCATACGCTTCTCTAGCTCAAAGTCACGTTGGTCTTCGAATCTTCTCTTCTGATCATTTAGCTGTGCTTGGTCATACCCTTGTAAGGAGTTACCAGCGTTCATGCCAAAGTTAGCACCTTGTCCTAAAGTATTCATACCGACACCATAAGCACTTTGGATGCTTTGGTTTGCCTGTCCAGCGCCTTGCAGTGCAGAACCTTGGTCTGCAAACTGTCTCGCCTGTTGGTTTAGACTGCGATCTATAAGACTATTCTGGATGTTTGTAGATACATCAGCACGTCTGTCGTCAAATGCTCGGTTAGCCACTGCTTCAGCTACACCAGCACGACTGGAGTTCATGTTGCCAGAACCCATTGCCGCCATGTCTATGCCAGTCAAAGTGTTTTCTTGTAGGTTACGGCGGTCATCTCGCATTGCGGCATCTACTAGAGAGCCTGAGTTTGCTGATGCGTAGTTCATAGCTGTCCCAAGGCGGTCTTTTTGTGCCGCCTCTGACATATCTTGATACTGTCCGTACAGTTGATTTGCGTTGTTACCGAAGCCAGCTGTATTGCCCATCATGGCGTTACCGCTGTTCATCATGTTAGTACCATAGCCGCCCATAGTATTAGCTGTGCCAGTTTGAAAGTCGTTAGCACCAGCGTATGTTTGGCCTTGGTAGTTTCCAGCTTCTAAAACATTATTAAGTGCACCTTCACCACCTTTTAGGTTGTTGTCCACGTATGGCTTGTACTGATTAAAAGAAGCCATGTTAGCCGCATTAGCCGCATCCATTGCTTTCTTTTGTTTCTTTGAACCTAGATAACTAGCCCCTGCGCCTATGACAGCCCCTGCTATTTGTCCCCACGGCATAATATATTCCTTTACATTTTTAAACGGCTATCCAAGCTGTGCCGTTGTACACGACAAGTTTAGATACGCCTGATCCTATTGGTTCCCAAGGGTACACGGCATAACGAACCATGCCCTTTCTTGGGTTGGTAGGCTCTCTGTCGGTTACTTGGATACTTGCGTCTGCTAATGATTTAATAGACGCTTCTATTTCTCGTAGTTCTTCCTGTAAGTAATTTGGGAGGAACTCTGGAGAGAGTGTTGGTGCTTGGCGTCTAACGTAAGTAGACACCAGCATGTTAATTTTATCTGAGATAGCCATTGTTACCTCCGACCAGTGACTGTTATATCGACATCCATACCTGTGAACGAGAAGTCCTTGTCAGCCGTAGTAGACATTTTGTACGACAGGTATCTGCCAGCCATACGTGCATCTACTTTGTAATCAGTAAGAGCATTGAAGGTTACTGCACTGCCATAGTTAGGCGTGGCATGGGGTGTATCGGCTGCCCCAAAGGTAAACTCAAACTGACCATTAGAACTGTCAGTAGATACCTGTGGGGTTAGCTTTGATATGATCTTATAGCCTGTCAGGGGTATCCCTTGCTCATCAAGGTCAAGACCCACACGTTCTATAAAGAATGGCTTTGAGACTGCGGTGTCTATAGCTTGCGATAGACTACCTTTTTCAATCAAGTCGATACCATAGACCTTGCTGTTATCTACCCCACCACCAGATTTCGCTAGTAGAAGCGGATGCCTTTGAAATGGGCTTTCCTGTGTGTGGTATGAGCCACCTACATTGTCATAGGTAGTCGTAGCGTCTGCATATGTAGACACAGAGTTTACGTTGGCTTGAGCACCAGCAACTACGTTAGGTAAATCATAGAATGACCAGATGTCTTCTTTGTAGTTGTAGACGGCGGCTCGGTTACAAGCATCACCTTCTGCGTACTCAGCCATGTCGTCACCTGTATGGTAACAGAAGTATATTTCTTCAAGCAGTGAGTTATGTAAGACAAAACACTTGTCTGCCTTAGAGTTGTCTAGGCCGTTAAAGATGTAGTCTCGGATTCTTCCGTCACATATAGACTGGCGTGTGTTGCCATCGGTGACGTAGATGTCATCTCTGTCGAAGACATAATGTCTACCTTCGACTTCTTGTATGCAGTTCTGGTTGATTACCCCAGCGTCATCAAATAGTTTTCTAAAGTTAAAGATGAACGCACCACCGACAAACTCCATCATCCACACTTGGTCTTGTGAGTAGACAAGGAAGTTGGAGCCTAGAGTAGCACCATCAACTATAGGTGTCTTCATTTGCACTAGGTCATTGAAGCCAGCACTGTTGGTCAAGTCTGAGGCATCCCATGTACTAGGGACTTGGTTAGCTAACACGGGGTCACTAAAGCGAACCCTGTTAGGGAACTCTGTGCCACTTTCTATAGTGCCTAGTGCAAGTAAGAAGTCACCATAGGAACGCATAGCTGTCGTGGTTGTACCACTAGGCCAGTTAGGTAACGCAGTAAAATTAGCTGCGCTGGGCACTCTATGTACTGGTGCTGTGGTTGCTCTGTTGATGTACTGTACGTCTGCAAGGATCGTAGCTGTCACGGGTGTGATAGACGATGCAGACAGTGAACTGTTGAACTTCTGTGATAGGACGCCATTAGACATCTCAAAGATGTCAAAGGTATCATCTACCACTATAACTGTATCAAAACCTGTAAGGGCATCGATACCATAGATAAACTTGGGAGTGACAGTAAGGTTGCCTGAGATGCTCCTGTAGATAGGTGCTCTTGTTACTTTTCCTTCGTTAAAGCGTACGTTCTTAGCGCGTGTATAGGCATTGATGGGTAGGCTGTATGGGTCGATGTCTGTAACGACACCAACAGACCCCAGCCCACGGATAGGGAGGTTAGTCATGGGCTATAGCTTCCTTAGTTGTTACGTTTTAATACAAGGGAGTAGGGCTACGTTTCGCGGACGGGTCTCTGATGCAATGCGGACAGTGCCATAGCCAGATAAGTTTACAGGCTGAAGAACTCTGTCGGTAAGGTTCTCACCCCCCATAGCGTAAGTACCATTACCGCCACCTGAACCATTACTTTGACCCACCAATTTGTGTCCGTGGCCTTGGAAGGCATCAGTCTGTGTAGAACCAAATGCACGTCCGTTGTCTACACCTTTACTGTTGTCCCAACCACGTATGAACTCACCACGTAAGTCAGGGACATTGAATGTAGACGTTCCGTTACCTGCTCCGTGTGTCACACCAATAGCTGAAAACAAGGCCGAGTAGGTACTACGGCTAACTGCGCTGCCATTACATTCTATGTAGCCTGTAGGTGCACTTGTGTTTGCAAAGTAAGACACAAGACCCGTAGGTGATCCACTGTTTGCTACAGCGGCTGTAAGGGCATTTAGTTGTGCCTGTATGCCACTAGTGACACCATCCACATGATTTATCTCTGCGGTTGTCGCTGTAAGTCCATCAGTTATATTTAGTTCGGCTGTGGTGGCTGTAAGTCCATCAGTTATATTTAGTTCAGCCGCAGTCGCAGTGACACCATCAAGTATGTTGAGTTCGGCTACTGTAGACGTAATGCCGTCTAGGGTGTTTAGTTCGGCTGTGGTTGCCGTTACGCCGTCCATAAGATTCAACTCAAGCTGTGTCGATGTGACGGCTCCTGTCACGTTTGGTAACGTAGCTTTGATGGTAGCCTTTAGTAGTCTGATGTGGTCATCAGCTTGCGCCAAGCCGTCTGTGGACGCTGGGTTTGAGGCGTTGAGGCTGTTGACGTATGTTCCTGTTTCGAGTGCCATATCTGGGGTTCCTCTGTTGTGTTTCTGGGGATGGCTCTTGTTTCGAAGGCCGAACAACAACAACAACAAGAACAACCTTTAGCCTTCTTTTTGAAATTGATGTTATTTTAAGTGTACGGGGGGTCTAAAATCCTGTGAACCTATAAAAAACTAGGGTCGATCCATGCTAACCTGTTGTAATCGCTGTATAATCATAGGTGAAGGATAATGTATCCCTCGTTATCTGGTAGTATAAATAGGGAAGACAATTGATAGACATTAGACATTGACGGGATTTTTATCTGGTTGTGCCATATGTGCTTTTAAGCAGACATTGGGACATCTTTAGACATCCTTAGTAGACCAATGACAACCAATGACAACCAATGACAACCAATGACAACCAATGACAACCAATGACAACCAATGACAGCAACCACCTCATCAATAGGAAGACAACCAGTCTTTAGATACTATAGTTATCTATAGTCGTCCTAGTCTTTGTCTTTAGTTGTATTTAGTTGTCTATAGTTCTCTATATTGTTTGTCATGGAGAGGATGTTCTTAGTAATCCTTAGTCATCTATAGTAGTCTATAGTAGTCTATAGTAGTCTTGGCCTTGGGATCATCAGCCTCTCAAGGGAAGTATGAGGGAGCTGTAGATCTACCAAGGCCTTCACTAGCCTGATAGTCTGGCTTGTGGTCTCTATTCATGAATATCGTCGGTGTTCTTGTGTCTTTCTGTCTTAAAGTGGGACACAAGTATTACCTTGGATATTAATTGCCATATATGCATTGACGGGGGATGTTATATGCTGTATTTCCTTGGGTACACTGAAGGCACTAGCCCGATGACTAAAGATGGGCGACAGGCCGCAAGGTGTGGCAGGGGACTGTAACTCCCTCGCGGAGACGCCACACTAAGCGGATCAAGTCGCAGACCAGAGCCAACAATAGGCCGAGGGATATAGTCAGACAGCAAGTACCTTCTCAACCAAAGAAGGAACTACAGAATGACAAATTTACTAAAGATAAAATCAATCGCAAGCAATATGACTGAATTATGTATCGGTAGTACATATATATTGTTTTCATATGATACACCAGTTGCTGGCTGGGACGATAAGGGCGCGTTTAGAACCTTACAGCATTATTCAGCTACAACAACCAAGCACATCAATAAGTATCTGGGCGGCAAGGACATTGGGCGCGGACTTAGTCCAGTGGCTATTCATAACATTATCAACAGGAACAACTACTATACTCCAAAGGTGGCATCATGAGCAACTCACAGCCAAAGACCCTTTACATGGGCACACTTAAAGCAACCTTAAATGACAACAGTGGATACGCTCAAGATGGCTCGAGCTATTGGGTGTCTATTATTGCCAATGCAACCGAGGCTGACCCAGTAGGTCAGGTGATCAAGGCGCGTTCATATGGTAGCTATAAGACTGCTGAACGTGGTGCACTCAAGATGATGATGCAAATTGAGCCGTATGGGGTGCTATCATGAGACACCTTCTAAACCGCATGTTAACACCAGACGCCCTAGCATCATTCGCTCTGCTGTCTGGCATCATCCTTACAGTTCTTACAGTCATCTACGGCTACGGCAGTTACTGAGCCTACTGGTGCACCCATGCTTTGTCGTGGGTCATCCAGTGGACTTAGCCACGACAACAACTGAAGGAACTACAGAATGACACCTAAAGAAACTTACACAAAGAAAACACTTTTCTTATCTCAAGCACCTAATTTCAACTTTGAGCTGAACGCCGAGCAAATAATTGTGAAGGCATTAGAAGCTGGGTTCGTCACCAAGATTGGCGAAGACTTATATGAAGTAAATATAAATTATGGTGAAGTATCTCAAGACGATATTGAATACCAAAACGACACTTATTAACAGGGAGAAATCAAATGAGACTTTACACAACACCAGTTGGCGAATGGTCAGGAACACAGGCAGATGCCAAGAAGCTAGGGGCATTCGTTGAGGTTGATGTTCCTACATCCAAGGCTGATCTTTTGACTTTCTTGAATGACCACAGCGTCATGATCAACAAGCTAAAGGAGCTGGGCTACGAAGCACCACAGCCAACCACAGCACCAGCCCAAGCAAAAGAACTCAAGGGCGGCTCATGGGACGAATACAACGCCATTCGAGACCATCTTGAAACCTGTGATGCCAAAGCATTGAACACGGCTCTCACTATCATCACTGGGCGTCTTGGCGACCTACTTGAGAAGGCCAGCTGATTGCATCAGTTAGCCCATCGGTCTCGGTGGGTTTGCTCATGCAATCAAGCATGGAACAACTGAAGGAACAAAAGAATGACAAAATATGTAGTAATAGCAAACCTAACCATTGCTGATCAAACAAAACTAGGCTTTGAGGTTAAGTCTAGGATTGTGTCTAATTATCTTGATGTATCAACACACGATAATCCTAATAAACCTTTAATTGCGTTTTATGGTGAAGAGCCAAAATTGTTTGACGATATTACTTCTGCGAATGCATTTGCAGAAAGGTTGCGTAGGTATAGATATGATGGCCAACAAATCACAGTAGCTTGGTTCGAGGCTGTTGAATACACTGATTTACCAACAGCTCATGAGGTGGCGTAATGACTGAAGAACGCACAAGATACCGCATCTTACTTGAGGACGAGAAGTACAGCGTTGACCTAAGAACTTACAACGACAGGGAAACAGCTGAACATCATGCAGAACTTTATGCACAAATCACTGGCGGTAAAACGTCAGTATTTCAGGAGGTCTATTACAATGATTACTAATTACACAGCAGAAACAGTAGTTGAAGCAATGCAAGTCGCCTTGTTCCGCAGTCTAACCGCCAGATCAATAGACAGGGCACAGGCCGCCGCAACATTAGCGCAGTCTATGGCAAACAACTTAACAGCTGGAGAACTAGAGCAAGCCAAGGCTGGAGCACTTCATATGGCAGTACGTGAGCAAAAGGAGAGGCAGTCCAATGACATTTCTTGAGCTAGTCCACAGTGACGCTAGGCTCATCTGGGATGGCACTGAAGCACACCGAAACAGGAGCATCACAAAGGCTGAACGATTCGCGGCCTTCTCTGATTACGACACT